TGCTTCAAGATCCATATCTTTCAGTTCTTGAACCGACAAATAAGGAAAACAGATGTGTCCTTTCAAAGGAGTAATCTTTTTAAACAAGTCGTGAAGATACACGAGTATCTCTGTTCGACAAGATTTTAAGTCTGAGGGTCTCTGACCCCAAGATAAAGATAATCCTCCATGTGACACAGGAACACGAACACTCCGGACAGTTTTTGCCAACTTCTTTTTATTAAGAGAAACAAAAAGCTGTTGAACCTCATCAGGAGTATTTGTATCCATTTGCAACTCTAGGTCTCTAAGACACTCTCCCAAAACTTGTACCCTTCGATCAAGCAGTCTTTGTTTACCTGAACAAGTGACCTCTCTTTCACAGATCAATTGGGAATTAATGGTTCCGAATCGCTTCGAAACATAATTCTTCCCGAGAGATAACTCTAGACCGAACTCATCGACTTGACCTTTCCATTTTGGATAGGTTTCTGCCGGTGCTCGCATCAAGATATCATCTCCATTGATTAGATACTGAGAGGGCTTTAATCCTGCAAATTTTGCAGTGGCATTGTTCAAAAGACAAAGAAGAGGAAAACTCAAAAAACTTCCCATTAATTGACCTGATTCCTGAAGAACTGGCGTCAAGCCACTTTCTTTCGGATAGAAGATCAAATGGGGAGATAACTCTTTCATGGCCCACCTTCGAGTAGGTTCATGATCGATTGATTCGAGAATTCCTTCCATCAAAGCTTGTGATGCTTTAAGATCAACTGAATCTGTTGCCGCCGAGTAATCTCCACTTATCCAGACATCATCTGGAGAAGACTGTTGATATAATCGGTCAATGGCTGGAACTAAATTCTGAGTTCCATGTGTTAGGACATATTGAGGGAATTCCCCCAGTGCTAACCACATTGCCCGTTGAAGTGGCTTCAAACAAAATAGATCACCCCGCCCAGCCGTAATAGTGCGAACCTTCAGTGGTTCGACAATAGGCTCCACTCGAACTTCGAGAGGATTCTGGGGAGGATAAGCATCAAAACTTAAATTGCATAAGAGATCAGAACTAAGGTGTTCTTCCGGAATAATCCATCCGGAACACCGTCCTAATTGTTCATCAAAGAACTTTTGCCCTAAAAGGGTCTGGAAAGTCTGATTCTCTGCAATTACCGTTTGGGTCCAAGTATCGCTATGGTTTCGATGGAAATGTCTTCGTTCTTCGAAAAGATCGATGAGTTTCCGGAAACATTCTTTTGTCTCAACCTCAATCCAATCGTCTGGAACTTCCATATGAAATGGGAGTTTTCCATTAACGAAATGTGATTTAAGAGATTGTTGATTCTGTTGTAACAAATTTTGTAGTTGACGGGAATACCCAGTCTTACGACCGGATCGAACAAAGTTCGTTGAATCGACCCAGATGGGATCGGTTTTCCGAACTAAGGTCACCCTATCTTCTACAAGAATTGGAAAGTGAAAACGACGCCAAAATGCCCTTGGTTCAATAATTCCTGCTGTCCCTTCGTAAAGGGACTCTAGGCTATGACCGTAAGGTAAATTAGACGTTGTGATAATCACTTCAGATGTGAAATATGTTCCTTTTTCGGAGAGTTTTGCCATCGGCAAGACATAAGGATTACAGGAAACTAGAGTCTGAAACTCTTGGATATCCAAACCTGTCTTTGATTGACCTAAGTCATCAAGAACAACGATTGGTTGTCCACAGTATCCGTCCCAGTGTTTGCAATTACTGGTCCGCATATAGCAGAGTTCATTTCTCTTCAATCCTGGAAACTTCTCCCGGAACAAATTCAAAATCCGTACAATCAACAATGACTTTCCTTGGCCCGGCTGACCAAATAGACCCACAACAAGTGGTTCTGAACGGATGCGGGAATAGGAATTCAAATCATTCGTTAATCGGTTGTTGAACACCAGATCTCCCTTCATACCACCAACACCACGAGGAAACTGAAAAGTCGCCTTGTTGGTTGGAAAGAACCCCTCTTCGGGGCGGTAGAATTTCTTTACAATCTTTCCAAACTCTCGACCCTCCTGACGGAGGAGTTCAAGTGTTTGGTCGGAAACACCTCGATGAGGTGTTGACAATTGTTTACGATGTTTGACCAAAGTTTCCTGAATGAAACTTTTTGGTACAGCCTCGCAAAGCGATTTTGCTTGTAAGAAACTGAAGTAGAGATTAACCTGTTCATCAACCGTCAAACGTTTGATATTCGAGACAAGAGAGTGTGGCAATAATTGAATTCGGGCTCCTTCTGGGAGCTCAAATTGATTCATAGCCACACTTACTGCATAGCAAAGAGAGGTCTTGAAACACTTTATAATATCTCGTTCATCGGATATACCCTTCGATCTTAGTTGTGAATAGATATTCACAAATAGGAGAGTGAGGCAATTGTCCTTTGACCGACGAGAACCTTGACCACGAATACGTTGTTGCGTTGTCGTGTCTGTTCCTTTCATTAGAAGTGTTACATATAAAGACCAAGCCAATTTTAGTGAGTGGATCATTCGCCGATAATCTTTGAAGATCATCGGATATTTTCCACTAACTAAATCACCAAAACGAAGATTATAGCGTTGGGCAAAGTCGAGGTATTTGAATCCTCGAGTCTTTCGTTCCAACGCAAAACATCGTTTAATCACGCTCGTTTGTTTCTGAACCAATCGTTGAAAGTTCTCTTTGTTGATCAAATGAGAAACTTTCGGATCCTTCGGATCCTCTTCTAAGATACAACATTCGTTGAGTCTTAGGATTGATTTCAGAACATCATCCAGCTTGTGTTCTCCCAAATAGTACGCTCTTCTCAAGAGCGTTTCTTCGAAAGAATACACTTTCCCTCCGCATTCCATCCCATTGGTTGGATTGTCGCCAACCGTCGATTTGTCTGATTCTTCAGTCAGACTCCTCTGGTGGTGTTTAGGAGCAAAATGTTACAATTGAAGGAGCGAGCTAAGCTACAATCAAAGGTTGTGGTTTTTCAAGTACTGATACGTTTAAAAACGTTGGGGGACACAGTTCCAAAAAAATAATTCCACAGATGGCCTCTTCGGCCTTGGGGATTTCTTTATTTACTTACATTTACGGCACGTTCCTGATAACGGAACGGAGGTTAATGATGACTCTTGCGAGTTATCAACCGACTGCTGTAAGCACGTCAATGACGTCTTCAGTAGAAGTAAAGAAGTCCTTATCTTGTCCTTTCGG